GTTTTAAACGATAAGGAGTATAATATGAACAAAGATAGAAAATGTTGTAAACCGAGCTACAAGCAGCCTCAACCAGGGCCCGCAGTAAACTCAAATGGCTACCCTGAAACAGATGTCAAGACAGAAGGTGTTGTTACTCGTGGTAATGGCGCAGCAACAAAAGGTACAAAAGCCCGCGGCCCAATGGCGTAAGGATAGATAATGAACTACACACAATTAGTAGCGGCGATACAGTCTTATACTGAAAACCAGTATAGTACAACTGATATAAATACGTTTATACAGAATGCAGAACAACGCATATATAATACAGTGCAGTTACCAGATTTACGTAAAAATGTAACAGGTAATATGACTAGTGGAAATAAATATTTTAGTTTGCCAAGTGATTGGTTATCTACATTTAGTCTTGCTGTTATTAATGCTAATAATGAATATACTTATTTATTGAACAAAGATGTAAACTTTGTTAGAGAAGCTTTTCCTGATACTGATTCGCCATTTTATGGAGTGCCACAATATTATGCTATATTTAGTGATACAACAATGCTACTTGGTCCTACACCAGACGCTAACTATAATGCTGAGCTTCATTATTATTACTATCCTGAGTCTATTGTTACTGCCGGTAATACTTGGCTGGGAGATAATTTCGACACTGCTCTCTTATATGGGGCTTTACTTGAAGCCGCAGCGTTCCTTAAAGAAGAACCGGATACAGTAACTATGTATACAGCACGATACAATGAAGCAATGCAATTATTACAAAACTTAGGCGAAGGTAAAAATCGCCGTGATGCTTACAGAAGTGGGCAAGAAAGGATACCGGTGATTACTCGATGAACGTAGATGAATTAACTTTAGGTAATATAGATTTTAAAGTAAATACAACATCTGGACGGGGTTTTACTCCTGAAGAATTAGCAGAGCGTGCATTAGATAAAATAATGTATGTGAGTAAAGATGCAAACCCTTTAATTAGGGAACAAGCGGAAGTTTTTAAGGGACATATTAAAGAAGTACTAATTAAGTACCTTAAACAAGCGGTGCAATCTGACCGCACAACTTTGGCAAATAAACTGCGAGAAGCAGGACATTCAGATTTAATTAAAATATTGGAGATATAATTATGGCAATCACTCAAGCAATGTGTACGTCATTTAAGGTTGAGCTTCTAAGTGGGGGCCATAACTTTAATACGACAAACGTAGCACGATCTGCAGATACAGCAGACGTGTTTAAAATTGCGATGTACACTTCATCAGCTACATTAGATTCAACAACAACTGCATATTCAGCTACTAACGAAGTATCAGGTACAGGATATTCAGCGGGCGGAAACACTTTAACCATTTCACAAGTACCAACATCATCAAGTACAACAGCATTCTTAGACTTTGCTGATACAACATGGTCTTCTGCAACTATTACTGCAAACGGTGCGTTAATTTATAACAGTACTAATAGTGATACTGCTGTAGCTGTGTTAGCTTTTGGTGGCGATAAGACTTCTACAAATGGTGACTTTTCTATTATTTTCCCTTCGGCAGACGCATCGAACGCTATTATTCGTATAGCCTAACTAGGAGGCTATAATGGCATTGGTATTAAAAGATAGAGTAAAAGTCAGTGCAACTACTGCGGGTACCGGAACGTTTACATTAGGTCCCGCTATATCAGGCTATGATGACTTTTCTGTTATTGGCGACGGTAATACTACTTACTACACCATAGTTTTAGATACTGAGTGGGAAGTTGGTGTTGGTACTTATACGGCTTCGGGCACAACTTTATCTCGTGATACTGTCTTAGCTTCTTCTAACTCAGGTAGTTTAGTTAACTTTAGTGCAGGCACAAAAGAAGTATTTGTTACCTATCCTGCAGATCGCAGTGTTAATACCGCTGACATAGGAACCATAGCTTCTCAAGATTCTGACAATGTATCTATCACAGGCGGTTCAATTGCCGTAACAGCAAACCCTACTACAGACTACCAAGTTGCAACTAAAACATATGTCGATTCTCTTGTAGCTTCATCAATTCATTTTCACGACGCAGTCAGAGTAGAAAGCCCTGATACTGCTGGAAACTTAAATGCTACTTATAATAATGGTACAGCTGGCGTTGGAGCAACTTTAACAAACGCAGGGACTCAAGCTGCTCTTGTTATTGATGGTGTTACTTTAAATACTAATGATCGAGTATTAATATATAACCAAACAGATGCTACTGAAAACGGTGTCTATACAGTTACAGATACAGGATCAGCCTCTACTAATTGGGTTTTAACTCGTGCTACTGATGCAGATAGCTATTCACCTTCAACTGCAGACGGTCTTGATGAAGGCTCGTACTTTTATGTAACGGAAGGCGATACAGGGGCAGGGGAGTCTTATATATGTAACACAGTCGGTACTATAACTTTTGGTACAACAGATATTAGCTTTGTATTATTTAGTTCTACTTTGAATTATGTTGCAGGCACTAACATTGATATTACAGGTACAACCATAGCCTTAACAGGACAAGTTGCTATCGCTAATGGAGGCACTGGAGCTTCAACAGCTTTGGGAGCTAGAACTAATTTAGGGCTAGAGATAGGTACAGATGTCCAAGCTTGGGATGCGGGACTAGATGATATAGCAGGACTAGCAGTTACTGATGGCAACATTATAGTTGGTGATGGGGCTAATTGGGTTGCAGAATCAGGTTCTACCGCTAGGACAAGTTTAGGAGTTCCAGCTAATGATGGCACAGGGGCAACAGGTACTTGGTCAATTAGCATCTCTGGAAACGCGGCTACAGTAACAGACGGAGTCTACACTTCAGGTTCATATGCTAACCCTTCATGGATAACTTCATTAGATGATGGCAAAGTGCTACCGTCAATGACAGGTAATAGCGGAAAATACTTAACAACAGATGGCACTAATAGTAATTGGGACGATGTCCCCTCACCAAATAATGGCACTCTATCTTTAACAACATCAGGTACAGGACTAAGTGGTTCAGCTACATTCACTGCTGACCAAGCGGGAGCAAGTACATTTACTGTGACGTCTAATGCTACAAGCAGTAATGTTTCTTCTAGTATCGTAGCTCGTGATGGATCAGGTAACTTTAATGCAGGGATAATTACAGCATCATTAGCAGGTAATGCTACTACATCTAGCTCAACAACGGGTAATGCAGCAACTGCAACTACACTACAGACTGCTAGAACTATTAATGGCGTTTCATTTAACGGTAGTGCGAATATTACTGTAACAGCTAATACACCAAATACACTAACCCGCGGTAGTTATTTAACAGGTTCAAACTTTAATGGGTCTGCGGCTACTACATGGGCGGTTGATGCTACTACAGCGGCGACAGCAAGCAAGGTTGTAGCCCGTGATGCTAATGGATATGTTTATGCGGCATACTACAACTCACCGGGTACATTTAGTACTACAGGGGCTACGTCTGGTATGGGCCGATTTACAGGAACTAATGGTACGGATACCTTCGGGCGTTCTTATACCGCGGCGGCGGCAGCAGCAGCTTTGTCCGGTCAAACAATGAATATTGCGGGGTCATCTACCTCATGTACAGGTAATGCAGCAACTGCCACAACATGGGCAACAGGAAGGACAATTTCACTCACAGGTGATGTAACAGGTACATCTGGCACATTTAATGGAGGTGCAAACTTATCTTTTGCAACTAATATTGCGGCTAATGTTGTAGGTGCTAACGAACTTAATGTTTCTGGTAATGGTACATCAGGTCAGTATTTAGCATCTGATGGTGATGGTTCAATGACATGGACAGACCCTGCTGATGGAATAACTTATGTTGTAAAGACAGCTAACTATACAGCCTCTGCTAATGAAGGTGTTATAGCAGATACATCAGGTGGAGCATTTACAGTAACTCTTCCAGCTTCTCCTTCAACAGGCGATCAAGTAGTCATAGCTGACGGTGCTGATTGGTCTACCAATAACTTAACAGTGGGTAGAAATGGTTCTACTATAGACGGCACAGCCGAAGATTTAGTATGTGATTTAGAAGGCGTTAGTATCCAGTTCGTATATGATGGCTCTACTTGGGAAGTTTATGCTCTAGCAGCTTCATCTACAGACTTATCATCTTTTGCTAGATATAGCGATACAACAGCTAACTTTACAGGCACACTACAAAATGGTGGTAGCAATGTTCTAGTCGATACAGACATTGGTTCTACTGTAGGCTACCCAAATATCCCTGCGGTAGGAACA